GAGGTAAAGTTTAGGGTTGCAAAGCAAGTGCGAGAGGAGTACTATAGTCAGGACATAAACATTATGAGACAGCAGTACATAGCCGCCTTCGGCAAAACAGACAATTACAACGAGGTATTTTAAGATGAGCAGGTGCAAAGCGTGTGACGTTATACTAGGGGAATACGAGCTAAAGCGTATAGACAAACTAACAGGACACCATGTTGACCTGTGCAATGTATGCTATAGTCACAGCAATGACGCTATAGAGGATGCTAGTGCGGAGTTTAAGCATCTTTATACAGGTTTATTTAACAAAGAGCTTGACACACTTGTCGAACACTAGTATAATATTTAGGTAATCAAGGGGAAATGCTTTAAGGATTATCATTAAAGATATAATTAAAGCATACTTAAGTAGTACCAAAGCGGCACAATGTGTGTCATAACTTTAAGCAAAGAGGCAATACCATGGCAGTAGTAGAAGGCACAATAGCGTTTGAAAACCTAGACACCCACGAGATGTATCAGGGTCAATCCACAGGCAAGTACTCAGTTGTCATCAGCCTAGATGACACCACAGCAGACCAGTTAGCAGGTCTTGGCATCAAGATGCGAGAGTATGAAGGCACTAAGCAACGCAAGTTCAGTAGCAAGTACGACATTGGGGTTGTAGACAAAGACGGTCAGCCCTTTATGGGTCGCATAGGTCGAGGCTCTAAGGTCAGGCTATTGTGGCAGGAAGGCCCACCACACCCTGTTCACGGTACAGGTACGTACCTCAACAAGATCAAGGTCTTGGAATTGGCAGAGCAGGAAGCAGGCGAGGACTTCTGATGTCAGTAGAGTCAACATTCGTCCAACATGAGTCATGCCCTTCGTGTGGCTCATCGGACAATCTGGCTCGTTATAGTGATGGACATGCAGTCTGCTTCTCTGGGGGCTGCAACCATTACGAACACGGCAAGGGTCAGATAGGCCAAGCAGTACAACGTAAACCAACGAGGCTTTTAGAGATGACCGGAGTAGTAGCGGCGATACCCGATAGGCGTATCAATCAAGAGACAGCCAAGCGTTATGGTGTAACGGTTGAGTACGGGACGGATGGTCAGATAACCAAGCACCACTATCCCTACTTCGACAAAGACACAGGCACAGCGACAGGCACAAAGGTGCGGATAGTAGAGAACAAACAATTCTATGCGACAGGAGGTTTTGACAATGCGGGTCTCTTCGGCCAACAGGCGTTCAAGTCAGGCGGCAAGTACATCACGGTCACGGAAGGCGAGGCAGACGCAATGGCTGTCAACGAAATGTTTGACGGGAAGTGGCCCGCAGTCAGCATCAGATCAGGAGCAGCAGGAGCAGCCAAAGACATCAAAGCCAGTCTCGAATGGCTAGAGACCTTTGACCACGTAGTCATCTGCTTTGACAACGACAAGGCAGGACAGGAGAGTGCTAAGTCAGTGCTTAATCTGTTCACACCTAACAAGGCTAAGAACGTCACGCTACCTATGAAGGATGCAGGTGATATGCTCGTGGCTCGTAAGGTGTCTGACTTTGTAAAGGAGTGGTGGAATGCCAAGGCGTTCAGACCTGACGGTATTGTCTCAGGTTTAGACACATGGGATTTACTTCAAGAGAAGAGGGATGTCAAGTCAATACCCTATCCTTGGGAATGCTTGAATGCTTTTACCTACGGCTTTAGACCGCAGGAGTTAGTGACCATAACATCAGGGTCAGGCATGGGTAAGAGTCAGATCATGCGAGAGCTTGAGTATTATTTATTGAAGAACACGGAAGACAACATTGGCATCCTAGCACTGGAGGAAGATATACCTAAGACTACGTTAGGTATTATGTCTATGGAGGCTAACAAGCTACTTCACGTACCAGAGGTACGAGCAGGGGTATCAATAGAGGAAGAGCGTGGTTATTGGGAAAGGACGTTTGGTTTAGATAAGGTACATTTGCTAGATCATTGGGGTAGCACAAGCGAGGACGATCTGTTAGGCCGTATACGATACATGGCTAAAGGTCTGGACTGCAAGTGGATCATCCTAGATCACCTTAGTATTGTGGTGAGCGATCAGGAAAATGGCGATGAGCGTAAAGCTATTGACAGTATTATGACAAATCTTAGGAAGATAGTTCAGGAGACAGGTGTAGGACTATTCCTAGTGTCACACCTACGCAGACCTAGCGGTTCTAAGGCGCATGAAGATGGTGGTAAGATCAGCCTAGGGGAGCTACGCGGCAGTGCAGCAATAGCACAGCTTAGTGATATTGTTATTGGTTTAGAGCGTGACCAACAGCATGCTGACCCTACTACACGCAACACAACCTGTGTACGAGTGTTAAAAAATAGGTTCGTGGGGTTGACAGGGCCTGCCTGTTACCTGTATTATGATGAGGAGTCTGGTCGAATGATTGAAACCAGTTGTCCTACAGGTGATGAAGCGGAGTTTTAAAATGGCTAATAGAGTTGGACAGTATTATATCTCAGAGACAGATATAGCAGACCCTGTTATTATTGACGAAACAATTAACGAACTTGAGAGGCTAGGTAAGACTAAAGTTTATCCTTATGGGGCAGGACAGGTGTGCTTTCATCATAGAAAGTGTTACTTTTTTATATCACCACATACGATGAGATGGGCGCCAAGACACAAAGCTAATCAGAAATGGTATCGGGGCTATAATAACATAGCTGAGATTTTAGATTCTATTAATGGGTGGTGTGATTATAGAGATAGAAAACAGCAGGTGATTTAATGAAACAGTTTGTATTTGACATTGAGGCCAACGGGTTTGACCCAGACACAGTGTTTTGTGTATGTATCCATGAGTTAAAGAACGAAGATAACATGTATGAGATACATCAGGAGTGTCTCAAGAGAGGCAGGTTTCAGGAGTGGTTAGATGCAGAGGGAGAGTGTGAACTGATAGGACACAACATCATAGGTTATGACATACCTGTATTAGAGAAACTGTTGGGTGCAGACTTTAGCAAGTGTAAGATCACCGACACTCTAGTCATGTCAAGATTAGCCAACCCATCACGCGAAGGTGGACACTCACTGGAGAAATGGGGCAACACACTAGGACAACACAAGGGAGACTTCAATGATTTTACTACGTATTCAAGAGAGATGGTGGAGTATTGTAAGCAAGACGTTAGGGTTAATGTGTTGGTGTACAAGAGATTACTTCTTGAGCTTGCAGATTTTGGAAGTGAAAGCATTGAGCTTGAGCATCAAGTACAGACTATTATTAACGGCCAGATCAAAACAGGGTGGCTCTTAGATCAAGAGAAGTCATTTATACTATTAGCGGAACTGAAGGAGAAGAAGTATGAGCTTGAAGACAAGGTACATGAGACTTTTAAACCACTACCGACATTTATCAAACAAGTTACACCGAAGACTAAGAAAGATGGTACGTTCTCTGTTGTCGGACTCAAGTTCCTAGGCGATCACTGGGTCACAGCGCAAGCACCATTCAGCCGCATTGATTGGCCCGTGTTTAACCTAGGCTCACGACAGCAGATAGGCAGACACCTAGAGTACTTCGGTTGGAAACCTAAGACATTCACTGAGACAGGACAGGCCATCGTAGACGAGGCGGTGCTGAAGGAAGTGAAAGGAATACCAGAGGCTACACTGATAGGCGAGTACCTGATGATCCAAAAGCGTATCGCGCAGGTACAGAGTTGGTTAGATGCAGTCAAAGATGATGGTAGAGTACATGGGTACGTCAATCCTAACGGTGCTGTAACGGGCCGTATGACACACTCTAGTCCCAACATGGGGCAGGTACCGGCATGCAAAGCACCCTACGGCAAGCAGTGTCGTGATGTGTGGACAGTACCAGAGGGTTACAAGCTAGTAGGTATGGATGCTTCAGGTCTTGAGCTTAGAATGTTAGCACACTACATGAATGACGAGGGATACACTAATGAAATACTCACGGGAGATATACACACAGCAAATCAGTTGGCTGCGGGCCTTGAAACTAGAGATCAGTCGAAAACTTTCATCTACGCTTTTCTTTATGGTGCCGGAGATGCCAAGATCGGAAGTATCGTTGGAGGAACTAGGCGTGATGGTAAGAGACTTAAAGATGCATTCCTATCGAACACGCCTGCTCTTGGAAAGCTACGAGAACGAGTTGGATTGGCGGCTTCAAGAGGCTATGTTTATGGACTGGATAGGAGAAGGGTGTCCATACGATCAGAACACGCGGCATTGAATAGCCTACTCCAATCAGCAGGTGCAATCGTTATGAAGAAAGCACTGTGTTTGTTGGACGAGTACGCTAAGATATGGGGCATTGACTATAACTTTATAGGGAACATTCACGATGAGATCCAAACAGAAGTCAGACAAGAGAAGGCAGAGGTTTTCGGAAGGCTTGCTACCAGTTGCGTCCAAGCAGCAGGAACTTTTTACAACCTCAACTGCCCCCTCGCAGGGGACTACAAAGTTGGAAATAGTTGGGCAGATACACACTGATAGGGCTTGTATAAGCTGTGCTGTACCGTTGACAAAGGATAACTGGTGGCCTTCCTTTGTAATGAAGAAGCACTACAAGTGTATGAGTTGTTACGACATACGTAGGACAGAGAACAGTATTAAGAGAGGCAACAGATCACCTAGTCTACTGGCTAAACTGTTCGGGCTTAAAACTAAAGATGTTTATGACCAAGTAACGGAAGGCTCAGTGTATGTGATAGCTAACGTGGCTTGGGGTGGTTGGGTTAAGGTTGGCATGGCTGTTGATGCAGAGGATAGGCTAAAGAGTTATCAAACCTCTTCCCCTTTCAGAGATTATGTGTTATACTATAGTTATACTACGGACAATAGAAGGAAGTCTGAAGCTGAAGCACACAGACTGTTGGAACAGAAGTATGAGAGAAGGAACGAGTGGTTCCTTTGTACACCTAGCCAAGCGGTAGAGGTTTTAAATGAACAAGACAACGGATAATCTAGTGGCTGACATCTATGCACTGATGGAAAGTAAGGAAGCTCACCCATCTGTTAGTGTTGAGTTAGAGATTGAGGAGTTTGGGGAAAGCGTCAAGACACTCATGCGTACAGAGTTTGGTCGGGAGAAGCGAGAGGATAACCGGAGGCTACGCCTCAGTAACATCGGCCGCACCGACAAGTACTTGTGGAATCACTTTAACGGTACAGACGGTGAAGAGTTACAGCCACACACCTACGTCAAGTTTATGTATGGTCATTTGATTGAGGAGATGTTGTTGTTCTTTACACGCATGGCAGGACACAGCGTGACTGACGAACAGAAGGTGTGCAAGGTAGACGGTATCGTAGGACACATGGACTGTAAGATTGACGGTGTTGTTACGGACGTTAAGTCAGCCAGTAGCTTTGGGTTTAAGAAGTTTAAGGA